GTAAATCGGCACCACGACCAGTAATAGCACCCCCAACACCAGCAGCAAAATACTCACCGCCATGATTTGACTCCCAACGTCCAGCAGCTTTGGAGTCAGCTGCAAGTGTAACTGTTGGAAATACTTTTTCATATTCTGATGATTCTATCATGTTTTTGGCTTTACGTCCAAAACGGATTGCTAGTTCACCAGTGTGTGTCGTTTGTATAAGCTTGGCCTTTGGATGACGGCCCATGTAAAATGCAGGAAATAAATTAGATGCAAACTCTGATTTTGTATGTCGAGGAGGCATGTTAACAATCAAACGTTTGAGCTCACCGTTTGCAATACGATTTAATTTTTCTGCATAAATTTTATGGTGCTTGCCTTCAATAAAATCAGGCCAAACTGTTTTAACAAATTTTAAAAAATCACCCTGTGCTATCTCACGTTTTTTATCCATAGCATCTTTCAGGATTAGTTTAAGAGTATTGGTATCTAATGATTCTAAATTCGAAACAGTTTCCATTTTGTAAAAATTTTTTTGAAACTCCAATTATAACGTTTTTGTACAGGATTGTCACTCTCAAACAGTGCAACGCAGCACTATATGGATGTTAGATGCAAAAGGGGGGTATGCCCGTCGCCGTAGTTACCGGGCGGCGAACTCCGAAGGAGTGAGCCGCAAAGAGTTCCCGGGCGCCGGGTGCGACATCTTGTCGCATGCGTCTTAATGTCCCGGCCGACTTATCCACAGGTTATCCACAACATAATGCAATCAGCTATATAATATAATTATATCCATGATACAGTTAATAATAAATAGAAAGTAGGTATATATGACAAAGTCAGAATTCAAGACAAGGGTAGGAATGGGTTTCTTCTCTTGCAAATGGTTTAACAACAAAGGCGAAGTGTCTGTAATTAAGAGAGGTATCTTAGGTCAGTACGCTTGGCGTCAAACCAATAACCCAATACCAACTAATGTTAAGGAACATGAACAATATGTTCTAGCTTATCGTGTTGGTAATGGTATTGACCAAGAGCATAGAAGATGGGCTAACATTAACCCTGAAACTGTGTTCGAGGTAAATGGTCACGAGATCAGAGAGTGGGAAATTCATGCCTAATAATATCGTGCCAACAAAAACTATTAACAATGTCGATGTCACACCTCTTTTACAAGAGGTGTTAGAGTATTCCAAGAGCCAAGCTACTTTAGGTAATGTAGAAGAACTAATAAGCAAAGTGCCTCAAAAAGATAGCATGGATTGGAAGTTAATAAGTGGTGTTCTATGTAATGCAGTCATTGAATGGGTTGCACAAGATAAAGACAATAGAGCAGACTTAATTCACCATTTACAAAGCGAGGTTGGATATGTCTTAAAAAGAATGGGTTTAACCATGTAGATATACCTACTAACTAACATGGTTAATAAGGGCGATATTTTTATCGCCCTTTTTTTATGCCCGGGAAACAAATTAGTTAGCACCAGCAGGAACTCCCGGCGGGCGCCCGGGCGTGTGGTCAAGACGTGGTTATATAATATCATAAGAGTTTCGGGGAGTTTTGGGAGTTTGGAGTTTTGAGGCAAGAGCCGATTAACACCGTTTATCTTGCCCCATCGAAGTAATTGCGTCCACTCTATGGAGTCTTAATTGCTAACCACATACTTCTATTAATTAACTAAACATACTATACATCTTTCCAAACCATGACGCAATAGGTCTATTACTTTTCTTGTGGATAAGTCGCCAAGCCCCATCATGCCATTCATAAGTATATGTATAATCTCTAGTCCATTTGTTCCAACGAATCATAGTAGTCCTTTCTCTTTCTATCTGCAGTTATATCACGAATCCTGTTTGATGACAAGTGCTAATGTATAAAACTTACCCACACGCTTCAGCCCGGCGGGCGCCCGGCCTCCCAGCTCCGAGAACCACGGACCTTATTAGTTTAATAATTAAGATGGGGAGTTTCGGAGTTTAACTGGCGGGCAGCAGCTACAGCAGCCAGTGCAGCAACTGCCACGCAGCGTAGCCCAGCAGCAGGAGCTTCAGGGGAAGTAGGATCCCAAGTAAAAAATCAAGCATTTCCGTCCTTTCTAATTCTTCAGGCATCTCTGAGATGTCCCGGCCTGGTATATATATACACCTGCTTCCTGGCATGTCAACCTGCATCTCAAAATTTTTTCCCTGTTTTCTGCGGATTTTATTCCGAAGGTTGCACGCAGAAGACCAGCGGGCGCGCCCGGTGTAACCTGAGCAGATGGAAAACAAAAATGGCAGAAACCTTAGTTTTTTTACGGGAGTTTCGGAGTTTGACTGCTGGGCCCGCTGCGCATCCGGGCAGCAGGTGATCCCGGCCGCTGGGTCAGGGTATTTTTTTGGGAGTTTTCGGGAGTTTTTAAGGAGTTTCGGGGAGCTTTAATCCGTCAGCTGCGCACCGGGCGCCGGGCGCCCAGCCGGGGACTTATCCACAGCTTATCCACAACTTAGTTTATATTAGGGAGTTTGGGAGTTTGAAATGACTTGACAAAAATCGAGGTCCATGAGTGGTCCTTCGTACAGCCCAGGCACTTGGTCCACGGTCTTTTGGCCTAGATCCATGGTTTTACATCCGTGAAACAATTTGACCTCGCCTCTAGCAGCCAGGCTAACCAAGATATATGATTGTGATCCAGCTGTAGCGTGGCGCATATTCCAGGCAATTTGAAAGGGAGATAGTACCACTTTGGTACTACTATTTACGACCTTTAATTCGACTGTAAAGAAACCTATCTCTTTGTGATAAACTAAACAATCTGGGAATCCTGGCGTAACGTAGCTTTCAAGGCGTGAAACAATATAATTACCACGATTTAAATACTCTTTTAAAGTCTTCCAAAAACTTGTCTCCGTCTTTACGGTCATATTTCTTCTTGTTCTTTGTTACTCTCTGATGATACTGGCGTGATGTCTTTAAGTCCTTCGCTATCGGATTTCTCTTTGATTGATAATTCTGTTCTCGCTCCGTTCTTTTCAAATTTACCTCCTAAACCAATCTCACCTAAAGCCTTTAAAACTTCTTCTCTAGACATAGAGTCAATACTACCAGTTCTGATCTCTTTTCTATCGATGTACAATCCTGCAGCTTGCCCTCGCAACCGCTCAGCATTAACAGCAGCACTATAAGACTTTTCACCCAATGCTTTCTCACGAAGTCTAGCCAACTCTTGCACATGCTTGTTAAGTTTGACTTCATGTGTTTTCTCTATCTCTGCTCTTCTTGCAACAACAGCTTCTACTACTTTTGGAAAGCGTTTGCCATTCAATAATTCTGATGCAGTTGTATTTGCTCTGTCCTCTTTGTAACCAGCTTGTCTTGCACATTCTGTTGGTGTCAATCTTCCTTCATTCTCTGTGTATATCTGTACAAATATACGTTGTTTGTCTGTTAACCCATCATCTCTGATTGGATACTTTTTTGCCATATTTGTGGCACCACTTGTGGCACTACTAATTCTTTTATCTACCATGCTAAACCTCGCAGTATAGTTGAGTTTTTACTCATTTTATTTTCTAAAAAACAAAAAAGTGCCTTGCGTTGTCTAGAGTAGTGACACATTGGTGACACAACATAAGTCATTGAATTATATAGCTTAATCATCAATTGTGTCACTGTGGCACCAGTTTGGTTCCCGGTAACAAAATAAAAAAAACTTTTGAGCAAATATACCACTATAGGTGACACATTACAAAATAAAAATTGACCGATTCCTGCCATTTCCTCTTCCTATCCAACCCCTGTTGATTAATTGCTGCACAAATGCGTGCACATGTGACTTAGATTTAGATCCCATGTATTGTTTTATTTCTTCATATGAAGGTGCATATCCATTTTGTTTTATGTAACCTTTAATGATGTCATATACTTCTTTTTGACGAGGTGTTAGCCCCTGTTTATCTTTTTTCTTCAAGGCCTTTTGCATCTGGGTTGCTCCAATAATCTTGTCTAACTTGGTTTAACATTTCATCTCGACCCCATTCATCTATAGCTTCTTTTGTTATAGATTTCTCTAGTGTCTTCTGTATCTCTTTTTCTTCCTCTGTCAGTTGTATTCTATTAGGGCCCTTTTTGCGTACATAAGTATGCACACGTGACCATGTAATTATGTAATCTGATGCTTTTGGCCTTGTATAACCACGTTCTGGATCAAGTGCCGGATATTCTGGGTCTGGTTTAGTATCAAAATTATTAGCTATATACTCTAATACATCCTCATCTTTTTCAAACTGCTTGACTATCTTTTCTATTATTTTCTTATCTAGCCATAAATTAATTTCGTACGTCTGCATGTGTTTCCTTTAAATATTCTATTTTTGTTACCCAACCCTTTGGTATTGCTATTGCCCCACCACCATGGTTATCGTCCCGGTCCACGCACCACGATCGCATAATCACGATCTTTTCTTTATTATTCACGACCATCCAACCAGTCTCCTGGCAAACGGCAAGTGGCGCATTTATAATATCTTTTATATCAATCCAACCTGTTTCAGTATCACGCGCATCTAACCACGTAATAGTAACTTTCGGTACAGTATTGATGTCCATCTAAGATAGTTTTGTTATTTTATCTATCCATTCACGTATCATAGGTTTGCTATTATACATAGGACGTTTAAGATCTTCACGTTGACCACTACCATCTTTACTCACAAAAGACAATGTTCTTATCATTGCGTCTTCTTCATTCTTTGCACGAATCATGTAACTAAAAGTAATTTCACGCTTTGTAACAATCTGGTAAGTATGTCGCTCTTCTCCTTTCTCTACATGAAAAGCTTCCATGCCACCAATCTTCGTGCCTTCTGCAGGTTGCGTAAAGGTCACGGTAGGATTAGTAGGATTTGATTCTGCTTCTGCTAATGCCGCTTCGGTTCGTGCATCACGTATCTTTTGACGTTCTTTTTGTATATGATCCCACTCTTGTGGACGTTCTTTTATTATAGCATCACGCAGTTCAGCGTGCTTTTGTTCTTCTGGTGTATTTAGTTTCTTTTTCATTTTACTCCGTTAATTCCATTTAGGTGAAACGCGATCAAATCCCTTTTGCACATCTTCCCCTTGTGTTTCTCTACGTTTATCACGCATAGGACGATCTTTAATAAATTGATCTACTATTTC